CTAGTTCCCCGAGGGGCCGCGCGGTCTCTGTGCCACTGCGATCGCGATCGCTGCGAGAATACCCAGCGGAAACCACAGGCCGGGCTTTCCGAAGAGGATGCCGATGAACCAACAAATGGCCAGAGCAACGACCGGTGTGAGCTTGTTCATGCCGGCAGGCTAGATCGTACCGGGCACTGCCGCAAGCCAGCCTCGGCTGGTTTGCACGACAACCTGCTTGCCGATACATTTCTGGATACTCGCCGGATGCTGGTCCGCATCGCTGCCGGCGATTGCAATTGGTGGTCTATGTGGATTTGTGGCGCCCCTGATGTACCGCGTGACCTTTGTACGCCGCGTTCTTAAACTCCGTCGCGCTGAACCTGCGCCTGTAGGAATGTACCAAATGGGCTAAATCCCCTTGACATCGTCACGCTCTTGTGGCACAAAACAGGAACGCTGAAGAATTGCGAGTCGCCGAGGGCGGCTCCGCTGAACGGGTCGGGGCACGGCATGCCGCGGCCCGTTGTCGTTTTCGGGAGAGAGCGGATGGCATTGACGATCGCATCGGGGAACCAGCGGCGGCGGCAGATCCGCACGCTGGCAAACGGCGGCTGGACCCGCGAGAAGCGGCAGACCTTCCTCGATACGCTGGCGGTGACCTGCAATGTCAGCCTCGCCTGTATCGAGGCGGGCATGTCGAAGACGGGCGTGTACCGGCTCCGCCAGCGGGACCCGGAATTTGCCGAACTTTGGCGCTGCGCGCTGCTGATGGGCTATGACCGGCTCGAGGAACGGCTGCTGCGCCGTGCGGGTGCGGGCGTGAACGATATCGAATTCGGCGCCGGCGATGTGCCGGAGGAACCGCTGGATGCCGAACTGGCGCTCAACCTGCTCCGCAATCATCGGCCGACCGTGGAGGGGCGGCGCAAGCGGGTGGGCGGGGAGATCCACCGCATCAGCCGCGAGGAGGCGCAGGCGGCGCTGACCAAGCGGCTGGATGCGCTGGAGAAACGGCTGAAGGCGGAGAAGGGGCGGTGAGCGACGCGCTGGAGCGGCTCGCGCTGCTGCCGCGCAAGGAACGCGATCGGATGCTGGAGCGCATGTCCGACAGCGAAATACGCGTGTTCAACGAATGGTGGGAACGCTGGGCGCATGACGGCCAGTTCTGGCCCGACACGGACTGGCGCATATGGCTGATCCGCGCCGGCCGCGGTTTCGGCAAGACGCGGGCCGGCGCCGAATGGGTGAGCCAGATGGCGCGCGACGTGCCGGGCGCGCGGTTTGCGCTGGTCGGCGCGACGCTGGAGGACGCGCGCCGCGTGATGGTGGAGGGCCCTTCCGGCCTACTCGCCGTGGCACGGGAGGGCGAGACGCTCGCCTGGCGGGCGACGGCGGGCGAGCTGGTGTTCGAGTCCGGCGCGCGGGCGCTGGTCTATTCGGCCGAGGCGCCGGAGAAGCTGCGCGGCCCCGAGCACGACTTCGCCTGGGCGGACGAACTGGCGAAATGGTCGGCAGGGTGCGGCGATGCGGCCTGGGACAATCTGATGATGGGGATGCGCCGCGGTGAACGGCCGCGCGTGGTGGTGACGACCACGCCGCGCCCGGTGAAGCTGATGCGGCGGGTGATGGCGCTGCCCGGCGTGCACGAAACGCGGGGACGAACGCGCGACAATCTTCACCTGCCGCGCAGCTTTGTCGAGGCGATGCTGGCCGAATATGCCGGAACGCGGCTCGGCCGGCAGGAGCTGGACGGCGAGATGATCGACGATGTGGCAGGCGGGCTGTGGCCGCGCGCGCTGATCGAGCGGCAGCGCCGGGCGATCGAGGTGCCGCTGGTGCGGGTGGTGGTCGGCGTCGATCCGCCCGCCGGAACCGAAGGCGATGCGTGCGGCATCGTCGCCGTCGGGCTGGGCGAGGACAGGCAGGGCTATGTGCTGGCCGATGCAAGCGTGGCGGGCCTGCGCCCGGAGGGCTGGGCGGCGGCGGTGGCGGACTGCGCCGCCCGGTTCGAGGTGGAATGCGTGGTGGCGGAAAAGAACCAGGGCGGCGCGATGGTGGAAAGCGTGCTGCGCGCGGCCGAGACGGGGCTGCCGATCCGGCTGGTCCATGCCAGCCGCGGCAAGGCGGCCCGCGCCGAGCCGGTGGCGCTGCTCTACGAAAAAGGCGTGGTGTGGCACGCGGGCGTGTTCGCCGAGCTGGAGGCGGAACTGGCCGGGTTGCAGGCATCGGGCGGCTATGAAGGGCCGGGCCGCTCGCCGGACCGCGCCGATGCGCTGGTCTGGGCGGTGACCGAGCTGATGCTGGGCAGGCGCGGCAAGGCCGCGGTGCGCGCACTCTTCTAAGCCCCTCCTCCTTGGAGGAGGGGGTGGGGGTGGAGGGATTCCAGAACGTTCGTTGGTCTCGGTGAGACACAGCCCCACCCCAACCCAGCGTCACGTCGGTCCGCCTCCCAGGCGGACCTGAACCGCGCGGGGCGCGGTTCACCTGCCGCTCCTGAAGGGGAGGGGCGTACAGCTTCACAGGAGAAACCAATGCGAAACTGCATGGCTGCAGGGCTGCTTGCCCTGCTGACGGGCGCGTGCGCGCTCGATGCGCAGACCGGGATCGCGGTGGGCGCCGGCGTCGCCGTGGCGGTGAACGACCGCGATGGTGACGGCATGCTCGACGCCGCCGAAGTGCAGGGGCTGGTCGCGCGGGTGTTCCCGCCCGACCAGCTGCCCGGCGGCTTCTGGGACGGCATGCGGGCAAGCCTCACCGCCGCCTATTGGGCGCGCGACCTGGATCATGACGGCAAGCTGAGCGCCGCGGAGCTGGCGCGATGAAGTGGTTCGGGCGGAAGGCCGCGCGCGATGCCGGTCGGCCCGCGCTGGCGCGGGGCGGCTGGGGCAGCTTCGGCGACTGGCCGCGCAGCTACGAGGTGCAGCTTCGCGAAGGCTATTGCCAGAACCCGGTGGCGCAGCGCGCGGTGCGGCTGGTGGCGGAAGGGGCGGGCAGTGCGCCGCTCCAGGGGTCCGATCCCGCGCTGGTGGCACTGATTGCGGCGCAATCGGGCGGGCAGCGGCTGCTCGAGACATTGGCGACGCAGCTGCTGCTGCACGGCAATGGCTATGTCCAGATCCTGACCGACGATTCGGGAGGGGTGCGGACGCTCTATGCGCTGCGCCCCGAACGGGTGACGGTGGAGCCGGACGCGAGCGGCTGGCCGGTGGCGTATCGCTACCGCGTGGGCGAGCACGTCACCCGCCTGGCGGCGGACGATGGCGGCCGGCCGCAGATCATCCATCTGCGCGCCTTTCATCCGGCCGACGACCATTATGGGCTCGGCTGCCTCGACGCGGCGGCAGGCGCGATCGCGATCCACAATGCGGCCACGCGGTGGAACAAGGCGCTGCTGGACAATGCGGCGCGGCCGAGCGGCGCGCTGGTCTATGATCCCGGCGATGGCTCGGCACTGGCGCCCGACCAGTTCGCCCGGCTGAAGGACGAAATGGAGGCAGGATTCGCCGGCGCGGCCAATGCCGGGCGGCCGATGCTGCTGGAAGGCGGGCTCAAATGGCAGGCGATGAGCCTGACGCCCGCCGACATGGATTTCGTGGGGCTGAAGGCGACGGCGGCGCGCGAGATCGCGCTGGCGTTCGGGGTGCCGCCGATGCTGCTCGGCCTGCCCGGTGATGCCGCCTATGCCAATTACCGCGAGGCCAATCGGGCGCTGTGGCGCCAGGCGATCCTGCCGATGGCGGCGCATCTTCTCGGCGCGCTCGCGCAAGGCCTGGGCGCCTGGTTTCCGGGGGCGACGCTCGCCGTCGATGTCGACCGGGTGACCGCGCTGGCGGAGGACCGCGAGCGGCTGTGGCGCCAGGTCTCCGATGCCGCCTTTCTGACCGATGACGAGAAACGCAAGCTGGTGGGGTTGCCATGAACGACGGAACGATGCTGGGCCAGCTGATCGCGCAGGCCGAGGACGAAGGCGCCGAGCTGACGACGCTCCGCGCGATCGCCGAAGAGGCGGGCACGGTGGGCGCGGACCGCGCCCTGGCGCGGCTGGGGCTGGAGGATGCCGGCGCCGCCAAGGACATGGCCGAGCTGCGCGAGCTGCTGGGTGCGTGGCGCGACGCCAAGAAGTCGATGATCAAGGCGGTGATGCAGTGGCTGGGCCGCACGGTCGCGGCGCTGGTGCTGGTGCTGCTGGCGATGCGGATGGGCTTTCCGGGCTGGCTGAAATGAGCGTGCGCTTCGCCGGCTATGCCGCGGTGTTCAACGCCATGGATCGCGGCGGCGACGTGGTGCGGCCGGGCGCCTTCGGGCCCGTCCGGCCGGTGCCGCTGCTGTGGCAGCATCGCGGTGCGCCGGTCGGCACGATCGAGGCGATCGGCGAGGATGCGCGCGGGCTGCGGGTGATCGGCGGGTCGAGGATCCGCGGCTGGCGGCGCTGGTCGCCCAGGGCGCGGTGGCGGGGCTGTCCTTCGGCTACCGCGTGGCGGCGGCCCGGCGCGGGCGGGTGCGCGAGCTGACGGCGCTCACATTGATCGAAGTGAGCCTGGTGGCCGAACCGATGCAGCCGCTCGCGCGGGTGCACGCGGTCGGCTGATTTTTTCCGATTTTTCTGGCGTGGGAGAAGACCATGGATGCGATGGAGACGAGCTTTGAACAGGTGACGCTGCCGCCGATGCGGCCGATGCTGGCGGGGGGACGGCCGGTGTCGAGCGCGGCGTTCGACGGCTATCTGCGCGGCGGCGTGGAGACCAAGGCGCTGTCGGGTGCGAGCGGCGCGGAGGGCGGCTATTCCGTGCCGCGCGAAATCGACGCGCAGATCGACGTGACGCTGCAGGCGATCTCGCCGATCCGCAGCATCGCCAATGTGGTGAAAGTGGGGTCGAGCGGCTATCGCAAGCTGGTGGCGAGCGGCGGCTTCGACAGCGGCTGGGCGGCGGAAACCGCGGCGCGCCCGATCACCGCGACGCCGGTGTTCAACGAAGTCGCCCCGCCCTTCGGCGAGCTCTACGCCAACCCGGCGGCGAGCCAGGCGATGCTCGACGATGCGATGTTCGACGTGGAAGCATGGCTGGCGGGCGAGATCGCGCGCAAATTCGCCCAGTCCGAAGGTACCGCCTTCGTCAGCGGCACGGGGACCAACCAGCCCCGGGGCTTCCTTGCGGTGCCGACCTCGACCGCGGCGGATGCGACGCGCGCCTTCGGCACGCTCCAGTATCTCGCCACCGGCGCGGCGGGCGCCTTCGCCGCCAATCCGGAGGAGAAGCTGATCGATCTGGTCCAGGCACTCCGCGCACCCTATCGGCAGGGGGCGAGCTGGGTGATGAATTCGGCGACACTCGCGCGGATCCGCAAGTTCAAGACCAGTGATGGCCAGATGCTGTGGCAGCCCGGCATCGCCGCGGGCCAGCCGGCGACTCTGCTCGGCTACCCGGTGGTCGAGGCCGAGGACATGCCGGACATAGCCGCCAATACCTTCTCGGTCGCCTTCGGCAATTTCCAGGCCGGCTATCTGATCGCCGAGCGCGGCGACACCCAGCTGCTGCGCGATCCCTATTCGAACAAGCCGTTCGTCCATTTCTACGCGACCAAGCGGCTGGGCGGCATGGTGAGCAATTCGGAGGCGATCAAGCTTCTCAAGTTCGCCGCGAACTGAGCCGGGAGGAGACGATATGGCAGACAGTTTCGCGAACCGGGCCGACCATGTGTCGGCCCCGGCCAGTTCGGCGGTGGCGGTGGTGCCGAGCGACACCGTGGCGCTGACCGACATTCCCAAGGCGCTCTATGTCGGCACCGGCGGCAGCGTGACGATGCGCGGGGTGAACGGCAGCGTCGATACGGTGTGGAAGAATGTGGCGAACGGCACGCTCCTGCCGTTCCGCGCGCGCTATGTACGGGCGACCGGCACCACCGCGGCCGACCTGCTGGCGCTCTACTGATGGACGGCCCCTGGCGCTCCATCGCGGCGGCGGCACCCGAGGCGGATCCGGCCGAGGCCGAATAGCCGCACATCGCCGCGCGAAACCGCGGCGCCAACCAACAGTGGGAGAAACATGATGGACGCACCGCCCTTTCCGGCGGCGGCGATCGCGAGCGCGTGCGCGGCGGTGAAGGCGTATCTGCGGATGGAAGGCAGCGCCGACGACGCGGCCGTCACCGCCGCCGCCCGCACGGCGCTGGCGCTGGGCGAGGCCTTCACCGGCACCGCCTGGATCGCGCGGCCGTGGCAGGCCTGGCTCAGCCGGTCGGCAGACTGGCAGCGGCTGCCCGTCGCGCCGGTGACTGCGATCAGCGCGATCGAGACCGTCGACGGTGCCGGCACGGCGACGCCGCTGCCGGTACGTGCCTATGCGCTCGACCTGGACGCGCGCGGCGAGGGGTGGGTGCGCCTGACGCCGGCGACAACGGCGCGGGTGCGCGTGACCTTCGCCGCCGGGACGGCTGCGGGCTGGGAGGACCTGCCGCCGCCCCTGGCACAAGGCGTGGTGCTGCTGGCGGCGCATCTGCTCGAGGCGCGGGGGGATGCCGCGGTGCCGCCAGTGGCGGTCGTGGCGTTCTGGCGGCCGTGGCGACGGCTCCAGCTGATGGCGGGGGCGCGGCGGCAATGCTGGAGCAGCTGACGACGCGCGGCGAGGCCGCCGGGCGCCGGGCAGCCGGTGAGGCGGCCGCGCGGCTGGGCGAGCGGGTGCGCGAGACGGTGCCGCATGTGTCGGTTGCAGTCGACGGCGGCACCGTCACCCTTGCGGGGCGCGGCCTGTGGCGGCGCTGGCTCGCCGATCCGGCACTGCGCTGGCTGGGAGGGCTGCTGCGATGAGCCCGCAGGAAGCGATCACCGCGGCGCTACGCGCGGCACTGACCGGCACGGGCGCCTTGTCCGCCCCGGTCAACGGTGTGTTCGACGCGCCGCCGCCACGCGCGGTTCGCCCCTATCTGCTGATCGACGATCCGGTGCTGAGCGACTGGAGCACCAAGGACCAGGAGGGCCGCGAGGTGCGCACGGCGGTGCTGGTGCGCGACACCTTTCAGGCGCGGCCGCGGGTGCGGACGCTCGTGGCGGACGTGGAAGCAGCGATCGCGGCAATGCCGCCTGCGCTGGGCGGCGGGTGGCGGATCGCCAGCCGGGTGTTGCTCCGGTCGCGGACGGTGGACGAGGGCGACGGGTCTCTCAGCGGGATCGTCGAGCACCGTGTGCGGATGCTGCGGGCCACAAGCTGAGGCCGTCCTCCCCGGAGGAGGGGGGAGGAAGGGGTTCCAGAAGGTCGGATGGCCTGGGTGGGACACAGCCCACACCCCAAACCCGCATCAGGTGAACAGCGCCCCGCGCTGTCCGGTCGCCGGCGGGTGCAGCGCCGACCGGACGCGCGGAACGGCGGGGGCGTCGATGCGACAACAACAGGAGAAGCGACATGGCAGTGGAAAAAGGCAGCGCCTTCCTGCTCAAGGTGGGCAATGGCGCGACGCCGGTGGTCTATGCCACCGTGGCAGGACTGCGGACGACGCAGCTTTCGGTGAACGGCGAGGCGGTGGCGATCACCAGCAAGGATTCGGGCGGCTGGCGCGATCTGCTGTCCGGCGCCGGGATCCGATCGGTAAGCGTGTCCGCCGCGGGCGTGTTCACCGGATCGGCGGCGGAGGTGCGCGTGAAGGCCAACGCGCTTGCCGGCACGCTCGACGATTATCGGATGACCTTCGAGAGCGGCGAGACGATGACGGGCAAGTTCCTCGTCACCCGGCTGGACTATGCGGGCGATTTCAACGGCGAGCGCAGCTACACGCTGAGCCTGGAAAGCTCCGGCCCGGTGGTGAGCGCGTGACCGGCCCGGCCAATCCGGTGCGCGGCGAGGCGACGCTGCGGGCAGGCGGCGTCCCGCTCGTCCTGCGGCCGAGCTTCGAGGCGCAGGTGGCGGCCGAGGCCGAGCTGGGGCCGCTGTTCGCGCTGGTCGAGCGCGCGGCGGGCGGGCGGCTGGCGCTGGGCGACATGGTGGCCCTGTTCTGGCACTGCCTGAAGGACCCGCCCGAGGGACTGACCCGCGCGATGTTTTCGGAAGCCGTGGCGGAGGCCGGGCTGGTCGCGGCGACCCCGGCGCTCAAGATGCTGATCGGCCAGATCCTGGCGGGGCGATGATGCGCTTTGCCGACGCCGCCGGTCGGCTGGCCGGGCTGGCGGGCCTTGCCCTTGGCTGGAGCCCGGAGCGGTTCTGGCGGGCGACCCCCGCCGAACTCGCAGCGCTGGTGACGGCGGCGGTGCCCGAGACCGGGGCGCCGCCCAGCCCTGAGCTGATCGCACGATTGCAGGAGCAATTTCCCGATGGATGAGGAAATCGAACGGCTGGTGGTATCGGTGCGGGCCGATACCGCCGGCTTCGCACGCGATGTCGATGCGATGCGCGGCACGCTGGAAGGGCCGCTGGCCGTCGGCGTCGATCGCGCCGGAAGAAGCATCGAGACGACGCTGCTGCGCGCCGCGCAGACCGGCAAATTGGGGTTCGACGATCTGGCGAAGATCGGCGTGAAGGCGCTGGATGAAATTGCCAGGGCCGCACTCGGCGTCGCCTTACCCTCGATCGGCGGCGGCGGTGGTGGTGCCGGTGGCGGGTTGCTGTCGCTGCTCGGCGGGCTGCTCGGCCTGCCGGGGCGGGCAACCGGCGGGCCGGTGAGCCCGGGCCGGCCCTATTGGGTGGGCGAGCGCGGACCGGAGCTTTTCGTGCCCACCAGTGCCGGGCAGGTGGCGCCGGCGGCGGGGCAGGGCGGCGGGCGCGACGTGCGCGTGTCGATCACGGTCAACGCCGCCGCCGACGCTGCGCCCCGCGCGCTTGCCCAGTCGAGCCGTCAGGTGGCGCGGGCCGTGCGGTCGGCGCTGGCGGGGCTCGACTGATGGGCTGGTGGCTCGCCGACCGGCGGCGCGATCAGGCGGCAGGCGTGATCAGCCGGTTCGATCCCGTCTACTGGACGGTCAACTTCCCGAGGCCGATGATGGCGAGCGTGGTGACCACGGCGCCCGACGCGCTGCGCGTCGATCTGGTGTTCCAGCGGCGCGGCGACCTGGCAGGACTGATCTGGGAGGCCGAGGACCGCTGGGACCATCCGTTGCTCGCCTATGCGACGGCGCGCGATTTTCGCGGCTGCCGCTTGCGGTTTCGCTGGCGCTCCTCGGGCGTGATCGCGCTCGATGCCGTCGACGGCCCGGTGCTGACGATCGAGGGGCGCGACGAACAGGGCGCGCCGCGATCCTGGTATGTGCGGCTGTGGAACTATGCCCGCGGCGCGGCCGACGATGCGGAGGTGACGATCGACTTCGCGCAACTGGCGGGCGGTTTCCAGCTGCCGGGCCAGGCGGACCCGGTATGGGCGGGGGACGTGGACCGGATGTTCGTCTCGCTCGTGCCGCCCGGCTATGTCGCGGGCGACACGACGCCGCTGCCCGCTGCGGTGGAAGCCTGGGTCACGCTGACCGGCATTGCCTGCGAGGGGCCGGGCGCGGTGCTGGCGATCGGCGATGTCGTGGTGCCCGAACATGGCCTGTCGATCGCCACCGGCTATGACGACGGGTATAACCAGACGCCGGCGCGGTTGCTGCGGGCTCTGCTGCAACTCGGCTATCGCGGCGATATTCTCCATTATGTGGGGATGAGCCATTATTTCAGGCTCGAACCCGCCTCGGGCGGCTTATACGCGAGCCTTGCCGGGGGCGTGCTCAACCGGGCCTGCGCCGCCTGGCATGCCGATTTCGCGGCGCGGGCCAAGGCGCTTGGCTTTGGCGTGATCTGGTCGCTGAGCTACGAACTGCTCGACCAGCATTGCTGGGGCGACTGGAAGCAGCGCGCCGCCGACGGCAGCCCGGCGCTGACCGGGTGGAGCCCGCCCTCGACGCTGCTGTCGCCGGCGAATGGCGCGGCAATGGCCTATCTGCGCACGGTGGCGCTGGCGTTCGTGGCGATCGCGCAGGGCGCGGGGCTCGCGGTGAAGTTCCAGATCGGCGAGCCCTGGTGGTGGGTGATGGCCGATGGCCGGCTCTGCATTCATGACGCGGCGGCGAAGGCGGCGCTCGGCAATCCGGCGGCGCAGAATCTGAAAGGCGCGGTGAACACTGCGGTGCTCGACGCGGCGGGGGCGCTGCTGGCCGCCTCGACGCTCGCGCTGCGCGATGCGGTGAGGGCCGCCGCGCCGGGCGCGCAGCTGCTGCTGCTCGCCTATCTGCCGACGGTGCTCGATCCGGCAATGCCGGAGGCGAAGCGCGCCAACCTGCCGGTCGGCTGGGCGTCCCCTGCCTTCGATGTGCTGCAGCTCGAGGATTATGACTGGGCGGCAGCGGGGAATGCGGCGGCGTCGGAACGCGCGATCGCGGCGGCGCAGGCGCGGCTCGGCTATCCGGCGGCGCGGCAGCATTATCTCGCGGGCTTCGTGCCGCAGGGGCAGGACAGGCTCCAGTGGCGCGCGATCGCCGAGGCGGCCGCGCGCGGCCGTGCGCGGGGCGTCGCGGCGACCTTCATCTGGGCGCTGCCGCAGGTGGTGCGCGACGGCTTCATCCATTTCGACCAGGAGGCGGAATTGACGCCCTTTGACGACGTGTCCTTTCCGATCGCGCTGGGCCGCGAGGCGGAGGTGGCGCCCGAGCTATCCACCGCGATCGTCACCAGCGCCGGGGGTGCCGAGCGGCGCAACGCCGCCTGGGCGCAGGCGCGGACGCAGTATGACGTGGGGCCGGGGGTGCGCTCCGAAGCGGACATCGCCGCGCTGCTCGCCTTTTACCGCGCGCGGATGGGCCCGGCGCGAGGGTTTCGGCTGCGCGATCCGTTCGATTACGACGTGAAGGACCAGGTGATCGGCACCGGCGACGGGCAGACTGCGCGGTTCCAGCTGGTCAAGGCCTATGGCGAGACGCTGCGGCGGATCACCCGGCCGGTCGCCGGCACCGTGACGCTCAAGCTGGGCGGCGCCGCCACGGCGGCATTCAGCCTGGGCGCGGGCGGGGTGGTGACGCTCGACATGGCGCCGGCTGCCGGGGTGAAGGTGACCGCCTCCTTCCTGTTCGACGTGCCGGTGCGCTTTGCCGAGGACCAGCTGCGGGTGAGCCGCGCGACCTTTCTGGCCGGTGCCGCGGCTTCGGTGCCGCTGGTGGAGATCCGCGAATGAGCTGGCTGGACGGGACGCTGACCACCATCACCCTGTGCTGGCGGATCGAGCGACGCGACGGCGTGACCATCGGCCTCACCGCGCACGACCGCGACCTGCTGATCGACGGCCTGCTCTATCGCGCCGCGCCGGGCATGACGCCCAGCGCGGTCGAACGCAGCGCGACGCTGGAGGCGGACAGCATGGACGTGCACGGCATGCTCTCGGGCGACGCCATCGCCGAGACGGACCTGCTGGCCGGCCGCTGGGACTTCGCCCGCGTGTCGCTGTTCGCCACCGACTGGGCGGCGCCGGGGAATACAGTGGCGCTGGGGGAGGGCACGATCGGGGCGATCGAGACGCGCGACGGTGCGATCACGGCGGAACTGCGCGGGCTGACTGCCGCCTTCGATGCGCCGGTGGCCGAGGCGACTTCGCCCGACTGCCGGGCCGTGCTGGGGGACGAACGGTGCCGGGTGGCGATGGCCGGCCGCCGTCGCTTCGCCCGCGTCGTGGCCGTCGCCGGTGCGGTGGTGACGCTGGACACGATCGAGCCGGTCGCCAATGCCTATGCTGCCGGTCGCCTGCGCTGGCTCGGCGGCCGGAACAGCGGGCTGGAAGATGCGATCGGCGCTTCCGACGGTGCCCGGGTAACGCTTCGCCGCCCGCCGCGTTTCGAGGGGGCAGGCGCGCTGGTCGAGCTGATCGAAGGGTGCGACGGCCGTTTCGAGACCTGTTCCGGCCGCTTCGGCAAGGCCGCCAACTTTCGCGGCGAGCCCTTTCTGCCGGGAACGGACCTGCTTACCCGGTATCCCGGCGCATGAGGGGCGCGGCGATCGTCTCGGTGGCGCGGGCGGCGGTGGGAACGCCCTTCCGGCTGCACGGACGCGATCCGGGCCGCGGGCTCGACTGTGTCGGGCTGGCGGCGGTGGCGCTGCGGTGCCCCGCGCCCGACGGATACCGCCTGCGCACCGGCGATGCCGCGGCGGTGGCGGAGCAGCTGCGCGCGGCCGGGCTGGCGGAGGTCGCCGGTGGGGCGCCGGGGGACCTGTTGCTGTGTCGCACCGGGCCCGGCCAGCTGCACCTGGCGATCCGCTGCGAACACGGAATCATTCACGCCGATGCCATCGCCCGCCGGGTGGTGGAACGGCCCGGCGCCGTGCCCTGGCCGGTGCTGGGCTGCTGGCGTCTGCGGGAGGAAGACTGATGGCGACCGTGGTGCTGACGGTGGCGGGCGGACTGATCGGCGGGCCCTTCGGCGCAAGCCTGGGCGGGCTGGTCGGCAACGCGATCGACCACCAGCTGCTGTTCCGGCAGGGGCCGCGGGAGGGCGCCCGGCTGGCCGATCTGCGGGTGCAGACCTCGAGCTATGGCACGACCATTCCCCAGCTGTTCGGCACCATGCGGGTCGCCGGCTGCGTGATCTGGGCGACCGACCTGATCGAGCACCGCGCGACCGAGGGCGGGGGCAAGGGGCGGCCTTCGACCACTGCGTACAGCTACACGGCATCCTTCGCGGTGGCGCTGTCGACGCGGCCCATCCTCGACGTGCGCCGGATCTGGGCGGACGGCCAGCTGCTCCGCGGCGCGGCAGGCGACTTCAAGATTCGCACCGGCTTTCGCCTCCACACCGGCAAGGAAGACCAGCCGGTCGACCCCCTGATCGCCGCGATCGAGGGGCCTGCCCAGGCGCCCGCGCACCGCGGCACCGCCTATGTCGTGTTCGAGGACCTGGAGCTGGCAAGCTTCGGCAACCGGATCCCGCAGCTGAGCTTCGAGGTGATCGCCGACGCGGCACCCGTGTCGGCCGGTGCCGTCATGGAAGCGGTGAGCGGCATGGCGGCGGAGGGGCTGAATACGCCGCTCGCCGGATTCTCCGCGCAGGAAGCCACGCGCACCACGCTGGACGCGCTCTGTGCGGCGACGGGCGCGTGGGTCCATAGCGACGGCGCGGGGATGCGCCTGCAGGCGGGCCCCGGTCCGGCCCGTGCGATGTCCGACGGCGGCGTCGGCGCGCGGGCGCGGCCCGCCGGGCGCGGTGTGCGCGCCATCGCCGCGGCCGACGGCGCGCCGCGACGCCTGAGCATCGGCTATTATGATCCGGCGCGCGACTATCAGGCCGGCGTCCAGCAGGCATCGCGGCCCGGTACGGGTACGCGGGAGACGCGAATCGACCTGCCGGCGGTGCTGGATGCGCGGTCGGCCAAGGCGATGGCGGCGGGCGCATTGGCGCGTACGGATCTGGCGCGCGAGCGACGTACGCTGACCCTCGGTTGGGATGCGCTGGCGCTGGCGCCCGGTGCCCGGATCACGATCGACGGCACGCCCGGACAATGGCGCGTGGATCGCTGGTCGCTCGAGAACATGGTCGTGAAGCTCGAATGCGTGCCGATCGCCGAGGCACCCCTGGACGTCCCTGCGAGCGCGGGCAGGGCGGCAGCCGCACCGGACGAGCAGCGCGGCAGCACGATCCTCATGCCGTTCGAGCTTCCGCCGCTGGACGACGTGCCGATGACAACTCCCAGCATCGTCGTGGCCGCAGCGGGCTCGGCCGCGGGCTGGCGGCGCGCCGCATTGCTCGCCAGCCTCGACCAGGGAGCTAGCTGGACGCCTGCGGGCGAGACAGCCTATCCCGCGATCCTGGGTATGGTCACGCTGCCGCCGGCACCGGCGCGCGCGGCGCTGATCGATCAGGCGAGCTTCGCCGAGATCACGCTGGCCCGGCCCGACATGGCGCTGGCCAATGCCGACCCGGCCGCGCTCGACGCCGGTGCGAACCTGGCGATGCTGGGGGACGAGCTGCTCCAGTTCGGCCGCGCGGAGAGCCTGGGCGGCATGCGCTGGCGGCTGTCCCACCTCTGGCGCGGCCGCCGCGGGACCGAGGCGGCGATCGGGACGCAGCGCCCAGGCGACCGATTCGTGCTGGTCACGCGCGATACGTTGAAGCCGCTCGATCTGCGCCCTTCGTTCGGCACGGTCGTGCAACTGCTCGCCCAGGGCCCGAGCGATCCGATCGACCCCGCACCGGCGGAAGCGCTCGCCACTGGCATCTCGCTTCTGCCGCCATCCCCCGCGCAGTTGCGCGCGACTCGATCCGGAGACGAGACACAATTGCGCTGGGTGCGGCGCAGCCGGACCGGCTGGACGTGGCGCGACGGCGTCGATGTCCCGCTCGGTGAAGAGAGCGAACGCTACCAGGTGGAGATCAGCAGCGCCGCAGCGACTCGCATATCAACGGTTGAGGTGCCCGAGCTGGTGCTGTCCGCAGCCGACCGCGCGGCGGGCGTGACCGTGCGCGTGCGGCAAGTCGGCACGCACGGCCTCTCCGTCGCCGCCCAGCTTTCCCTCCCCAGTCTTGGAGATGACCGATGACCGCATTGCCGACGCCGCGCTTGTCGCTGCCGCTCCTCGAACCGGGACAGGCGCAGAAGGAGATGTTTCACAACGAAGCCCTGGCCTTGCTCGACATTGCCGTACAGGCTTCGGTGGTGGCCGCGATGGTCAACGCGCCGCCTGCCGCGCCGGCTATCGGCCAGTGCTGGATCATCGGCACTGCCCCGCAGGGCGCCTGGGTGGGCCAGGCTGGCAAGCTGGCAGGCTGGACCGAAGGCGGCTGGCGTTTCCTCGCGCCACGCGACGGCATGCGCATTTGGGTTGCGGCCGATCAGGCGTTTGCGTTGCACAGCGGCGGAACATGGTACCAAGGGCGGACCTATGGGAGACTTTTTATCGAGGGACATCAGGTAGTTGGCCCTCGTGCTGCGAATATTGCGGAACCGACGGGTGGCGCAACGGTTGACGCAGAGGCGAGAAGGGCGATCTCTGCGGTCGTGCAAACGTTGCGCCAACACGGGCTGATAGAAGTCGGCTAG